ACTGAGAAGTACGATGGTTACAATGAGAACCATTATACGGATGCTTCAAAGTATGCCAAAGAGCACTATGGTGAACGCTATAATCAGACCACTCGGTTTGATAATGATTGGGGAGATTACTAATGTCGGATACTGGACACCTTGAAATGAGGATTCACCAGTCAAATGACAAGATCAGTGATCTTAAACATCAGCTTAAAGAAGTACGAAAAGATGTACAAAAGCTGAATAAAAAGGTAAATGACTTGTTGGTAACACTAACCAATGAAACCGAATGATTCGTTCAAATTAACCGTCGATGATATTGACCTTATTGAGTCTTCTCTCAGAAAGGCAATCAAAGACAACGCAGAACAAGCAACTCTTATTATAGACTTGCTTGCTCGTATTCACCACCAGAAGAACTGGTACAGACCTAAAACAAAATACATCGGAGGATAATATATGATGACACGTAATGAAATGATGGAAATGCTTCAGGCAAGCACATGTCAAGTCGATTTCACAAAGGTGAATGGAGACACACGTAATATGACATGCACACTACGTGAGGATATCATTCCAGCACCTACCAAATCAGAACCTATTACACAGAAGGCAGTACGTGCGGTAAGTGAAGAAGTGATTCCAGTATGGGACGTAAAAGCCGAAGGATGGCGTTCGTTTCGTGTGAACTCTGTCACTGGGTTTAATGCGGTAGTGCCGTCATGATAATGGATTGGTTTCTAGTCGCATACACAGTTGGCATTGCTTACTGTGCTTTTATGATGGGTAGAAACACCATTAACTTTTCAAAAGAGTTAGAGGACTCGGTTGAGGTTACAATCGATCTCCTCGCTTCGAAGGGATATGTACGCAAAAGATTTGAAGATGGTGAATGGCATCTTGTCGAACTCAAGGAGATTTATAAAGAAGGATATGATGCTGCACAAGGGGTTGACATCTAAAACGAATCATGTTAGAATCGAATCATAACTTGAGGAGAATGCACATGGCATTACGTCGTAAGAAAAAAGTCCCTGCAGTACGTCGAACTGGTTTAGCAGCAGCACCAACTGATTCATATCGTTGGTTTGCGTCTTATGTTCGACTTGAAGTTGACAAGAAAGATATCGCTGGTATCCTTCGTAACTATATTCGTAATAACTTTGATGGTGAGTTACGCAAGTTTCTTTTGAGTGGTCCAGATTGGATCTACACCAGCAAGTATGATACCGCTGCTATTATTGAGTGGGTCATCAATCGTGGGAATGCAGAGCCAAAAGGCTATTCAGTCGATACTGTTACTGAACGCTATATCTCTGAAGTTAGTGATTGGTGTAAGAAGAAACTCGAAGAGCGTAGTGCTTCTGATGAGGTAGAGAAACCAAAGGTTCCTCAGTTGACACCTCTCCAACGTACTCAACGTGTTGGTCGTCATTTGATTGCCGACATTGAAGGTATGATCGATACTTGGGAGAAGTTTGAAGGTATTAACATCTATGACAAGCTTGTGAGTGAACAAATATCTTTGATCGGTGCTCAGATGTTATTGAAGTATTACCAGCCTCTGAAAGGTGAACTCGAAGAGTTGGTGACAGCAAAGACACCTGATCTGGTGGAAGGCTATAAGAATATGACTGTACAGCAACAGAAAGGATTGCTCAAGTGGGTCACTATGATGATCGAAGATACTGAGAAGTATATTCTTTCCAAGAAAGCAACTCGTTCTGTTCGTAAGCCTCGTGTAAAGTCTGCGGATAAGCAAGTAACTAAGATTAACTATCTGAAGACCTCGAAAGAATACAAACTTAACTCGATCAATCCTATGTCTATTGTGGGTGCGATGCGTTTGTATGTATTCAATGCGAAGTACAAGACCATCACTGAGTACGTATCAAACAGTCGTACAGGCTTTGAGGTGAAAGGATCAACCTTACAGAAGGTAGATCTCGAACAGTCTCGAATGACTACACTGCGTAAGCCAGAAACAAGTCTGAGTATATTCCAAACAAAAACGATCAATCAGATCAATAAGCATTGGAGTTCTCTCACTACTAAAACCAAAGTGCCTACAGCACGTATTAATAAGGAAACAATACTATTGAGAGTGAATGATCGATGACTGATTTTTTAACAAAAGCAGTCTTTACCAGCATGGTTGAAAAAGCCGTGCTGGATAAGAAGATGACCTACATGGATGCTATCCTATCTATTTGTGATAAGAATGATATAGATCCAGAGGGTGTAAGAAAGTTTATTTCGGCACCTATCCGAAGTAAAATCGAAGCAGAAGCAAAACGATTAAACCTTCTACCAAAAGAAAGTGAGTTGGAGTTTGAAATTATTGACAAATACCCAGTAGTCGGTGAATAGGATCTTAATCACAGGATGTCCAAGGTCTGGTACATCACAGTTTTGTAAGATATTATCAAAGAATAATAATATTAATCTATGGAGTGATGGACACGAATATCAGTATGAACCTTTTTCAACAAGACCTTCTATGAGATTTGATGAGTCTGATTGGATTCAAAACTTTTTAAATAGGAATGAGTCTGAGTTTGTTGGTTTTAAAATGTTCAATGGTGATACTTCATCAGTGACAGAAACAGCAAAAAGATTTGATATGAAACTCATACCTGTATTGAGAAAGGATATTATTTCTGTCTATTTGAGTCTTGCACTCCTTCCTCTTCAAGAAAAAAATAAGAACAACCATAGTTCTCGCAATACGAACTGTGGGTTAGAAAAAATCCTTTTCGAGGTGGGAGGATTTCGACGTTTAAAAAAGAATGCATTTTGGTTATTGAAACAATATTATCTGTGGGAAAGAACACCAACATTTCAGAAAGTCTATTTTGAAGACATGATGAATGGTGTAGAATACCCAAAGTTAAATGAATATTTCAATACAAAGATCACATTTGGTTTAGACGAATATAAACATATGGGCTATGAAACCTATACTAAAGATTGGGAAAAACTCCTATCACCTTTAGCCGATATGTTACACCTTGCAAAAAAATCTGGAAACTTTCCAGATTACATTCACAATGTTGATATATAAAGAGTGGACGAATCACTTATATTATGATACAATGCTATAATACAGAAACACTTCAGCACATATAAAGGAAATAAAATATGTCTTTTTCAAATCTAAAACGCAACCGTGGTGGCATCGAAAAACTAATCAATGCCGCTGAAACAGTAGGTGGTGGTACCACCAAATCATATGTAGATGAACGCATCTGGAAACCAACAGTGGACAAGGTAGGGAATGGCTATGCCGTTCTACGATTCTTGCCAGCAAACGAAGGTCAAGAACTTCCGTGGGTTCGCTATTGGGATCATGGGTTCAAGGGACCAACTGGTAAATGGTATATCGAACGGTCTTTGACATCCATTGGTAAAGATGATCCAGTTGGAGAACTCAATTCAAAACTTTGGAACTCTGGTATCGATGCCGACAAAGAAGAAGCACGTAGGCAGAAGCGACGTCTTCACTATGTGTCGAATGTTCTTGTGGTATCTGATCCAGCCAATCCTCAGAATGAGGGTAAGGTATTCATGTATCAGTATGGCAAAAAGATCTTTGATAAGATCATGGATGTCATGCAGCCACAGTTTCAAGACGAGAAACCAATCAATCCATTTGATTTCTGGGAAGGTGCAAACTTCAAACTGAAGATCCGTCAGGTCGAAGGCTATCGTAACTATGATAAGTCTGAGTTTGATGGTCCGACTGAACTAGGAGCGGATGACTATTGTGAAGGTATCTACAACTCAATGCATGATCTGTCTGAATACACAGACGAAAACAACTACAAGACTTATGCAGAACTCAAGGCAAAGCTTGAGAGTGTTCTGGGTACAACTGGTATGATGAGTATGAGCGATGAGATGAAACTCGGTAACGAGACATCTGCTGCTCCAATGCGTGAGATGCCAGCGCAGTCGATCACAGAAGTATCAAGTGATCCAGAGACTATTACTGTCTCTGTCGAAGAAACTTCAAAGGATGATGATCCAATGTCGTACTTTGCAAAGTTAGCCGCTGAAGGCTAACTTACACGTTTCCTTTCTTTGATCGGGTTGTGCCGTAATACACACGTGAGGGGCCACGGTTAGCCCCTCTTTTTATTAGAAATCTGCTGGTAAATACGTTGGATCTACATTATCAAAGCCAGAACTACCGCCCATATTATAAGTATCTCCACCTCTGTTATTACTTTGGTCTACAGTGGTATCACCTGAAACTGAAGTCACAGATGGGGTTCGAGTGTTTTCGTTGATCACTTTCTGACGTTGAATATCAAGTTCTGACAGTCTTTTGGCTAACTGATTGTCAATTTCATCTATTGCAGATTGCTTCGAACCTGAAATAGATGCAATCGCTTTGTTTGTAGCTTCTAGATTTTCAGAGAAATCAGGAAGTAAACTACCACCTGTTCCGTTATTTTTGTAATCAACAAGGGTGCTGAAGATTGCTCTCTTTATGATATTGGGTATGTTAGCCATAAAC